CAGATCCTGCGCACGACGCGGTCGAATCGCACCGGAGTGATCGCGGCCAGCTTCGTGCCCTTGAAGGTGAAGTACAGCCCGGTGCCGTCGTTGAAGAACACGCGGTACTGGTTCTTGGACCGCACCAGGACCGAACAGGTGACCCGCTGCAGCCGGGTGCGGATGAACCTCTGCACCGACTGGCTGATCGTGGCCATCTCGAAGTTGCCGAACGCCTGCGACGCGGCGAGGGAGGTCACGCCGTAGTCGTTGACGAACAGCGGCGTCGACATGATCTGCAGCGAGTCTGCCCGCATTCCCATCTCGCGGTTCAGCCACACCAGGTTGAACGTCGACGTGGTGTCGCCATACAGCACCGCGCACCCGCGGTTCGTGCCGACCAGCAGCGCGGAGCTCGCATCCGAACCGACGACGGTCGCCATCGCGGTGATCGGCTCGCCCATTGCGATCTCGCCGGCGCCCAGCACCGGAGTCCAGGTCCCCAGCGGATCTGCGGCCGGCGAAAACTGCAGCGACGCCCCGAACGCAAGGAACAGCCGGTCCTTGTGGATCGCGATGCGCGTCGGGGTGTCCGTCGCCATCCCGGTGTCGACCTGGGTGAAGGCCGTGCCGTCGAACTGGAACGCCTTGCCGATACCGGTCACGCCCCACAGGCTGGTGGCGTCGGTCGCGCCCTCGAAGTTGTACTCGACCAGGTCCATCCGCTCGGGCTCGGTCGGGAAGATCGGGTCGGTGCCGTCGATGAAGACGGTTTCGACTTGCTCCCATGTCCACCCTGCGTAGATCGGCGGCTCGCGCGGGTCGACCGTCGATGGCTTCCAGACGTCGAGGCGCGCATCGTCGGTGCTGTATGCGGACACCGTGAAGACGTAGACGGTCGTGCCGATCGCGCCAATGCCGACCAGCCGCACGTTGGTGAACGTCAAGTAGTTGGTCGGCGAGCGCACGCCGACCCGCATCGTGTCGATCGCGTTCTGTTCTGCGGTTGCGTACTCGAGCGCGGTCGATGCGGTCAGGTCTGATGGCGCCGCCGCCACGACGGCGGGCAGCAGGGTCGTGCCGGAATTCAGCACGGTCTGCACTTGCTCTCCGATGATGAACTGGCCGGCGACGTTGAAGACGTGGATCAGCGTGGGCGTCGAGTTGATCCCGACGCCAGCCAGATACGGCAGCGTGCTTGGGATGGCGCCGCCAGCGACGACGGCTCGCGCGCCGCTGGTGACGCCCTCCAGGATGTAGCCCTGCCACGCCCCAGTGCCGCCGCTCGTCGCCGTCAGTTGCATCTGCTGGAAGCGCAGCGCCGCGGTCGGGATGTTGCCGGACCACCGTTCGTAGCCGTCGATGCGGCGGTAGCCGCCGCGGATGCCCTGCTCGAAGTTGGACAGCAGCGTGCAGGCGCCGTCGGTCAGTTGCAGCGGAGGCGTGATCTCGTCCAGCCCGCCGCTCGGGATGAACGAATCGCTCTGCACCGACGGCAGCGCCGGCGCGGCCTGGCGCCTCACGCGAGCGGCCCTCCCCACGTCGGGCCAGGGAGGTAGCCGACCTTCATCTTGAACATCATCTCGTCGTGCCGCTCGCGCGCTCGAGCCAGCACCTCGGGCGCGGCCTCGAAGTAGCCGTAGTCGATCATCGCCCGGTACACCGGCAGCATGTGGTACTGCGCCGGGAGCACCGGCACGTCGGCGTCATCGTCCACGCCGACCGGCACGCTCCAGTAGTCGAAATACAGCGTGTAGACCTGGTCGGCTTGCGGCGACACCAGGATCGCCGTGTCGCCGCGCCGCACGGTGAAGTACAGCGGCTTGGCGGCCGGCGTCACGCTCAGTCCGATGCCGTTGCGGAACTGGTCGTAGGGGACGTACTGCAGCGGAACCGACAGTGCCCGCCCATCGCCGTAGGCCGAGATGCGGAACTCGTCGATCTTCCACTTGTTGACGGCGCCCGCGGCCCACTCGGCGATGTTGAGAAGACTGCCGCCGATCGGGACCGTGTGGGAGCTCTCCGCCCGCAGGAACTCCCACAGCCCGCCGCCCTCGCTCTGGATGTCCAGCAGCGCGGCCTGCAGCCAGTTGCGCAGCCTCAGATGCTCGCCGGTCACAGCGGTCACGTCGGTGATCGCGCTGCCGGAGACGCCGCACTCGACCCGATACCGCTCGAGCATCTCGAGGAACGTCATGGCTGCCTCACGCCGCCCGCTTCAGCAGATCCGACAGCCAGCGCCGGCCCTGCTCGGTGTCGTTGACCAGGGTGAACCCGAACGCCAGCGCGACCTGTTCCTCCAGCGGGGTCTGGATGTTGGCCTGGTCGACGTTGACGACGCGCTGCGCGTAGCTGGACTGCTTGGCGTTCGCGAGCGCCTCGACGAACTTGCGCTTGACGATGACGTTGCGGCCCCGCGGGATGATGGCCGACGCGCCGTTCACGCGCGGCTCCACGAACGGGAGGTCGCCCTCGATCGACGACGAATGGACGTTGATCGTCACCTTCTCCTCCATGAACTTCTCCAGCGGGAAGTCCGGGTGAGCGGTGTCGGCGACCGTGCAGAGCTCGATCTCGCCGGGCGGGGTTTCGAGCGCCTCGACCGGGATCTCGCGCCCGTCGGAGACGGAGCGCACCTCGTCGGATGAGAGCATCTCGGACTTGCGCACGTCGGTGCGCGCCTTGCCGCTCGCGGATGCGGCGTCGTTCAGCTTCTTCGCGAGCTCGGGGTTGATGCGCGTCATGGGGTGTCCTCGTTATCGTTGCGCGATCACCAAAAGACACGGCGCCCGAAGGCGCCGTGTGTGAACCGGGTCGCAGCCCGGAGGAGAACCCCTGCGGCGTCGAACCGCAGGGGTGATGCCGTGAATCACGTCAGGCCGTGATCGGCTGCGAGGGCAGCAGGCACAGGTCCCGGAACGTGTAGGTCATCCCGGAGACGCCCGACAGGTTGTTCGTGCCGAACAGCCAGGTGCCGGACAGGGTCGTGCCCGCCTGCGCGTAGAGGTAGCCGATCGGGCACAGCGCGTCGGTGAGCGCCGGGAACGGCACCGCCGACAGCTTGCCCGTCACCTGGGACAGCGTGACGATCGGCCCCTGCGCGACCTTCGTGGCGCCCGCGGAGTCCAGGCAGAACACGAAGATCGACGCCTGGTCGGCCGACAGCGCCCGGAACGCGGCGCCGGTCACCGCGTCGGTCGTCGGCGTCGCGGCGTTGGTCAGCGCCGTGCGCGAGTAGACCTGGCCCTGGATCGCGTAGGGCAGCGTGCCGGTCGTCGAGTGGGTCGTGGTCGTGCCGGCGGCGAGCGTCGCCTTGCCCAGCGCGATGTTGCCCCCGGAGAGGCCGTTGGTGGCATTGGTGGTCATGGAAGTGTTCCTTTCACTCGGAGAGGTTGGGGGTCGACGGCGCGGGCCAGAGCGAACCGTAGTTCGTGTCGGTCACGCCGCCGTCGGCATCGAGCTTGGCCGCGATGCCGGTGATGCGAGCGTTGAGGGCCAGGATGTCGAGCCGCGCCGCCTGGAGCAGGTCGATGAGCTCGCGCGTCGACATGGCGTCCAGGCTGCAGGCGTTCACCTGCTGGTTGATCGAGGGCATGGTCAGTGGTCCTTCATGGAAAGTTCCTTCGGATCGCATGGCGGCCAGAACGAACCGGGCTCGGGCAGCTGGCCGCCGTGGAGCGCACGATGCGCAGCGGGCTCCATTGCCACCAGGTTGTCGAGACGGTTGTCCTTGCGGTCGCCGTTGCGGTGGTGGACGTCGATCTGCGGCGCGAGGTAGGCCACGCCGCTGACGCGGGCGATGAACCGATGGCTCGGCGCTTCCTCACGCATGGCGTCCTCGACGATGAGACGATGCTGCAAGACGTAGCCGTTGCTGGAGAACGGGTGCCCAGGGCGCCGCTCGTAAAGGTAGCCGTCCGTGTGATGTGCGATGCCGCCCGCCCACATGCCGTTGAGCTTGCCCCGCACCGCATCCGCTTTCGCGGCCCGGTGCGACGGGCTTGCCTCCCGGCAGACTTCTGAGCAGTAGACCCGCCGCGCGGCGTGCGACAGCGGCGCCGTGAACGCCTCCCCGCAGTGCCGACACGACAACTCCACCCGGCGCGACCGTGAACGGCCGCGCACAGGCGCCGCGCACTCGAGCGAACAAGTGACCGCCGTTGCCACCCGCGAAGGAGGCACGGAGAACGTCTTGCCGCACGTGACGCATACCTTCTCGACCGGCATGATTGCACTCCACTTTTGGTTGAGTGTTCATCATACCCTCCGG